AGGAGTCGCAGACATGTAATGTCACCCACCGCGCGCCCCAAGTCAGGGAAGTACCCGCCGCCTGCACCGTGGCCCGCGCTGCGTCAAGCAGGTCATTGCCAAACAGATCAGCACCGCCGTTGGCAAGATGTGCAATCAATTCGGCCCAATAGCCCGACCCTTCATAACCGCCCACTTCGCACGCTTTCGGCACATTGCGCACAGTCACGCCCTCGATAAACGCGCCAACGCCGCCCCCTTTGAGCACGAAGGCAGTTCCCTTTTCGCCTGCCATGTTTTGCATCAAGACATTGCGCACGGTCAGGTTCAAAAACTTGTTGGCGTCCAAAAGGCTTTCTTCTTCTTCGTCCTCCACGTCGCCGGGGCTTTCCGCACCGTCCAGAACAAGATCCTCAAGCACGCACCCGATGCCTTCGCTGTGCTTGATGGCGTCGCCGCCAACCTTGCGAACCGTCAAGCCCTTTACGGTGATGCCTGTAGGGCTGTGCGTGTTTGTGCCGTGAATGTGGATGGTCTGCCGTCTGTCGGCTGTATCAAGCGGCCCCCAAATTGCCGACACGTCCGCGCCTTCACCCTCAAGTGTCACGTAGTGCGCGCCGGAAAAAGCAACGGTGTCGTCCGTCTCCGAGTGCGGTAACAGCCGCGCGCCCGCCTTGAGGATGATCCGCAACGGGTTTCCGTACTCGCCATTGTGGCGCGCCCTCGACTGTTTCAGATGGATTTTCTGCTCGTAGTCGCCCGGTCCAAGAACAAACTCCACACCCGGCCCGCCGTCGCGGTCGATGGTCGCTTGAATGTCGTCGGTCGGTGTAAGATTTATGCGTGTCATGTGCCGATCCCAAAATAGCTGTCAACTTGTGCGTCCGTGAGTTGCCGCGCCGCCTGCAAAAGCAGCACGATGTCGTTGTTGCGATTGACCGTCTGTGCCGACATCACCCGCGCCCGCGCTTTGGCGAGCGCCGCGCCGGACAGGATGGCCGACAGGTTGGCGTCCACCGATGAAGGCACCTGCCCCGTGGCCCATTCGAGCAATTCGGCCTCGGTCAACTGCCCGTCATCGAAAAGCGCCTCGGCAAAATCCACACGGTCGATGGTGGTCGATGCCCGCAAGTCCGCAAGATCGTCGCTGTCCAAGCTGGTGACCGTCCACTGGTAGGCTGAGACGCCATTCGTATGCACCGGCAGGTCGCTGCGCACCGCCTTTTGTCCCGGCCCGATGACCGGCTGCGACGTGCCTTGAATGAAGTACCAGCCAAGCGGGGCGAGCAGTTCAGGCGTGATGTTGGCCGGAAGCGCCATGTTGAGCGCCTTCGCCAAGGATTGATCGGTGTAGACCACCGCGTCCGTCGTGGGGTTGTGATATTTTGCCATGCCGCCCTCTACTCGTTCGGGTTGATGCCGATGGTGATTGCAGCCGCCGCGCAGCGCGTGTCAGTGCCGCCCCCGCCCCATTCGGCTGGATCGCGGACGCGCTTGGAATAGCCCGCCGCCATCTGGTGATGGCCGCCCGAATCCGCGACCGTGAAGCCGTCCAGTTCGGAATTGGTCAGATCGTCAAGAAAGTATCCGTTCCCCGGCGACTGAAAGACTTCGGTGCCGGATGCAGCACCCACGGCGAAGGTGAAAACTTCGGGATTGGCGGTTGAAATCGCAGCGGGATTAACCTTGCCGCTGTTGATCGTCTCGACAATCTGCGCTGCGACCGCGATTGGAATTCCCGCATTTACATCTCGGAAAAAATGCACGCCCGCCGCCACAAGAAAGCCATCGGGGACGGATATCACCGCACTCGTCGGCGCCGGGTTTGGCATTGTGCGCCGATAGAGCGACACCGTACTTTCCTGCGTGTCATTGGCAAAGGCTGTTTCGACGTGCGTCCAGTCCGGGACGTTGAGTGTCGCGCCGCCGTCATCCTTGTGGCCGACCCACAAAAAGCCCACGTCAAACAGCACTGGCGACGATGCCAGCCCGCCCGTCAGGTTGCCGCCAAAGGTAAGCGTGCGCGTGGTGCCGCTGCCATCAATCGCAAGTCCCTCGGCATAGCTGCCGACAAAATCAATGATCGGGTCAGGTACGTGAGGAACCGAAGAACTGCGCCGCCTCATGCTGATTTCCTAAACTTCTCGAAGGCGATGAAATCAGTCCCAATGCCTTCAAGGCCGACCCAAAGCTCGTCACCGGTTCCCAAGCCTGTGGGCGGCCCAGCGTCACCCCAATCAGCGCCCGTCACGTCGAAAGTGTGATTGCCCCCCATCGTGACGATGATGGTGCAAAACCAAATCTTGCCCGCGGGAGCATTTGAAATGGCAACGGTTGTGTTTGCGCTGGTTGTGATTGTAAACGCATTGGCTGTTTGCTTGTCCAATGTGGGCGTTGCGCCAGAGAGAGATGCGACGATTTCCGCCGTCGCAGTCAGGGTTGTCACGCCGGTGATCGTCGGGCTGTCTGCCACGCTGGTCGGGTTGGCAATGGCCCAGTTCGTCGTGTCCAGTGACGGGTCGGTCGTTTCGCCGCTATGGTTCGTCTTGGCCCGGTAGGTCGCATAGTTGACAGGTGACCATACATTGTCGCCGATGCTGTAGGACGCCCCGCTCGACCACGCCGCAGCCGATCCAGCCGCAGACAGCGCCGCCGCCTCGGCCTCGTCCCGCGCGTCCTGTGCGGCACCTACGTTGGTGTTGATGGAATCACCTGTCGTTTCCATCCATTCCGCGAGCGCGTTGACCTCGGCGGGAAATGCCTCAAGTTCCGAATACCGCGCGTCGATGGTCACGTCGAAGGTGTCGTCGGCTGCTGACCTGTCAGGGAAAGCGCCAAAAGCGGATATTGTTGGCCTAGTCATTTTCGGCAAATCCTCTGATTTCCAAGATGAATTCGGATTTCACGGAGTTCGGGAAGGTCAGGAAAAAGTCATCAAACAGACCGTAGGTGACCAGCCCATAATCGCCGCCGTTCTTCATGAAGTAGACGGATGGCGTCGCTTCCAGATCGCTTAACGTGTTGTAGATGTCGTCACTCTCGCCAATGTCCGCGATGACCTGAAAAGACACGATCCGCGATGGCGAAAAAGGCACGATATTCGGCACGCCGGAAATGCTTGTTTCCTTGATCGACCGGGATTCAATGCCAAGCCCTGACCCCGTGGTGACCGTAGCCCGTGGCGTTGCAAATCCGCAGCATATCGCCCCGACCGAGATGGCGTTGCCAGCACCAGACGAGAACGTCACCGTGAATTCCATGCCGGAATAGGACGGGATGGCCTCGAAGATCAGGCTGGATTTGCGGCTGATTGGCGACCAGTGATAAGCGTAGAAAGACCGCGACGTGCGTGTAGCAAATTGCGTGTCATCATAGACCACGGCGCTGTCACTTGGCCGCTTTCCGACCACCCGCACGGTTCCGGCCCGTGGCGCAAAAATGACCAGATGCGTGACCCGCGCAGCGACTGTGAACGTCCAGGACATTTCGGTCGTGAATGACGCGGGCTGCTGGATGAAGCCGTTGAACGGGCGAAGCCGTTGCGTTGCGCCAAAGTCTGTCCAGTCAACATCATTCGTAACGCCCGGCTCACTCGTGTTGCTGTTCTTGGTGCTTTTCCAAAGCCGCCCGTTGTGGACCTTGTAGGCATCCAGCGCATATGTCCCGGCTGTCCACTTATCCGCGCCTTCGTCAATCTCGCCCCGGTCCGTCCAGTTCGCGCCTTCCACTGGTGTGTTGTTGTAGTTATCGTTGGTCAGGGATTGCCAGACATGCCCTGCGTACCAAACTTGGTCCCCGACGCTGTAATGGGTCAATTCGCGCACGGACACTGCGTCGATGCTGCCATCAAATGCGCCATCGTCCCGGAACAGGAGCAGGCTGTCACTCGACCCCGCCGCCACATCAAAGGAATGCGTCGTGTTTGCGGTCAGTGACCCGCTAATATTATCGCCGCCCAGAAAGCAACTGACCCCGCCCGCCGTGCGACCGGATACATCAAATTCAACGCGGTAGGCTCTGCCTGCTGTGATGGCAATTGTTTGAAAAGCGTTCGTGGCACTTCCCGGTGTGCGGTTAAGCGTTCCGCTGCCAATCGCCCATCCCGCCCCAAGCGTCCAAGCGGAAGTGTCGTCAAATGCACCATTTGCGACCAGATCAGAGCCACTCACGCCTGTTGTGTAAACCTGATTTTCCGCATCGGGGATGCCGCTGGAAATATCGCCAGCCGCAACCGTGGCGACCGGCATGACAAATAGGTTCTTCGTCACGTCGCGGCCTCCGCGTCTTTGCGCTGTTCATACACGCTGCCCTGCAAATCCTGCGTCCGTTGCAACTTGCCTTGGCGGCGCGTTTCCTTGAGCAATTCCAGCAGGTAGCTGTTCGTGCGACGCAGTTCTTCGACCTCTTTGCCGCTTCCCATCATGGCCCGCGTCTGTGACGCGCTGTAGATGCGCGCTGGTCCCGTCGCTTCCAGTTCCGGCCCGTTTTCGCCCACAATCCGCAAGCCGCCGGTGTGCATCCCGCCCCGCGCAAACGCCGGAATGCCCACATCGCTGTCCCGGTTCTTCAGCAAGTCCTCGATCATCTCGAAGATGCCGAAGTTGTTGTCGGCTGTAATCAGGTCGTGGTAGAAATCCAGCCCCGCCGCGTCCACGTTCCGGCCGAGGATCTGATTGTACTGCCGATTGATTTCCGCAGACAGGCTGTTCGGGTCGTTCTGCGCGTTCCAGAGCCGCGAACCGACTGCGAAAGGCGAATTCGGATCGCCGCCGTTCTGCTGATCGACTGCGTCTTGTGCCGCCTGTGCCGCCGACTGCGCGAATTCCAGATTGGCGATGGCGTCCGCGACTGACATGACGCTCGTGTCGATGCCAAGCAAGGCATTCATTTGCGCATTGAGTGCAGACAATTCCGCATCCCGCGCGTCTTCGATGGCTTGCGTGTTGGCTTGGATGCTCTCGACCTGTTCCCGACCCGCGTCGCGGATCGTGTCAATCTGTTCTTCAAGGGCATTCAGGGACCGCATTTCAACGGACAAGGCGTCGTCTTGGACCTCGCCAAGTGCTTTGATGAGGTTCGTGTTGACGTTGAAATCGTGCTGGTACTCTTGGAACGAGCCGTAGAGCGCTTCGGACGGGTTCTCGACCGCCTCCAGCGCCGCTTCCAGCCGGTCAACGTCAGTGGTCCCGCCAGACGCCACAGCCGACCGCAGAAAGGCCTGCGCATTGGTCAACTGCATCCGTTGGCCGATGGCCGTCAGGACGCGCCGGTCTGTATAGGCCCGCTCCAGCGCGTCGGAAATCGTGCGATAGACGCTGACCCGATCAGACAGGACATCCGCCTGCGCCTCAAGCGTGTCCAGCCGCTCTTGCCGCAGCCGTTCGCTTTCCGCTGCCTGCGCGCGGGCAACCGCATTGGCTGCATCCGCCGCCGCGCGGGCTGCGTTGATTTGCTGGTCGTATGCCGCGCTCACATCGTCAGCTGCCGCCGCGAAGGCCGCGCGCAGGGCGTTCTCCGCGTCCGTCAGTGCGTCGCCGGTGATCTGGGCCATTTCCCCCACGGCAGAGACGTTGGACGCTGTGGTCCACGTCTGCGCGGCTTGCGCGGTGTCCGCAATGTCCGCAGCCGCGTTCTGTAGAGCGTCCGCAGCCTCTTGCGCTGTGCCGTTCACGGTCACAAACGCCTGCGCGACGTTCAGCAGGGTTGAATATGTCTTCCGCCCCGCCTCGGTCGTCAGGTCTTGCGCGTCCATCAAGTCCATGAATGCCGCGTGTGTCGCCGGAACATCCATGTTCAGGTCATCGAAAGCCGCGTTCAGTTGATCCATCGCCACCGCAGACAGGCGCGCTTGCTGTTCTGCGTCGGTCAGGAAGTTGTCAAAGACGAAAACCGCATTTGTTGAGAACGCCTCAAGGCCACCGGCCAATTCCAAGAGCGACGCCGCAGCCGCCGCGCCATCCAAACTAACTGGCAGGAGCGATTGGCCCAGCATATCCAGAACGGGATTGACGCCATTCAGCGACGCCGCAAGCCGATCAAGCGCCTGCGATACCGTTTCGCCCGTTTGGGTAAAGCCATCCAGAGCGCCTTCGGTCGCGTATTGCACCGCCGCGTCCAAAGCTTCGCGAATGACTTCCTCCATTTCGCCTTGGAGCGTTTCGCCGTCCTTGATTTCCGTACGCTTCGAAAACTCAAAACCAGACAGGTCAGTGCCAAGCCCGAACATTTCTAGATTGTCGATTGTTGCTGCCACCCGCGCGCCAAGCGCGTCTTGAACGGCTTGGTCCATTTCGTCAAAGTCACGGCTAAAGCCTGACGAAAATCCGAAGCCGTTTTCCCGCTTGGTTTTCTCGTATGTGTCCAAAGCTGCAAACGTTTCGCTCATGCGAACACGAACGCCTTCGGCAACAAGAACCTCGGTCGATTTGAACAGATTGGCTACCGCGCTGACCGCGCCAACAATCGGCAAGGCGGATGAAATCGCGCCACCGACACCGCTGATTATGCCGGTCGCGCCGGATGCGATACCGCCGATGGCCGAAGTGACGCCCCCCCATGCGTTTTGCAGCCCGCCAAACACATTGCCCAGAAAGTTGCCGCCGCCGGATGCGCTGCTTTGCAGGAGTCCCGAAAAAGAACCTTGCCCCATGCTCAGAATGCGCGACCCGATAGAACCAAGATCACCTTTCGCCAACCCATCAAAGATGGTTTCAAGAACAGGGTCCAAGCCGTCTTTGATGCCCTTGCCGATCTGCTCCCCAATGCCCTCAGACTTGAGCCGCAAAGCGTCTTCGCGGTTATCAAGCCCGACGATCACACCGTCGATGGCGTATTCGCCAATCGGGATCATTTCGCGCGCAGGAGATGCAATGCCAAGGCTTTCGCGCAGCCAATTGGGCAAGCTGTCGCCAAGGCTCAAAATCCGGTCTTTAATTTCCTGCCACTTGTTATCAATACCGGCCTTGATGCCGTTGATGATTTCTGTGCCGATGCTCAGTGCTGCGTCAAGCGCTTGGCTCGCAGCGTCCTTGAGCGCATCCACAAGACGCGGGCCAAGTCCGACCACGAAATCGACGCCATCCGTAAACGCCTTTTTAATCTCGTCCCAATACCGAACGGTGTTGATAACCAAAAAGCCAAGCGGCGTCATTTCTGCAAATGGCGTGACCCAATCAAGAAACCTTTTCCCGGCAGCAAGCACGTAATCCACTCCAGCCGAAAAGCCCGCCTTGATCTCGTTCCAATGCGTAATGACCGCCACGGCCAAAGCACCGATGGCAACACCAGCCGCCAAGACCGGCGCGCTGATCGCCGCTACGCCAAGGGCAACGGCACCGAACACAGGAACCGCAACATCCATGTTTTCAGCCAGCAAGAGCATGGCCTCGGCAATCGTTGTGGTTACGCCCGTCGCCTGATCCGCCCCGCCAATGAACAGAGTGAATTGGTCATTAAGAACACCAAACGCGCTGGCGATCGTCGGGCTGGTCCGTTCGAAACTTTCCGTCAACGCTTCGTTTTGGCTCAACAGGGCGTTGAAAAACGCCTCGGATGTCAGTTCGCCGTCCAGCATCATTTGCCGCAGCCCGCCCAAGTCGCCGTTGACGCCTTCGATCCCATTGGCCACGGCCATCAATAGCCCTGGTGCGCCTTCAATCATGGAATTGAATTCTTCGGCCCTTACCACACCACCAGCCATTGCCTGCGAAAGCTGTGTCAACGCGCCTGACGCCTGCCCTGCCGATGTGCCAGACGCCGCCAAGGCAAGCCCGACCGTCTCTGTGAATTCCATCAATTCGCCCTGAGACGCCCCAAGGCTGTCGGCTGTCAGCGACAAGCGGGAATAGAGTTCAACCGTGCTTTCGAGTGGCGCGCGCGTATCCTTGGCGATGTCGGCAAGTTGCTGGATTTGAGCCGCCGCGCTTTCGTGCGATGCACCAAGCGCAAGCAGGCGGTTTTGCATGTTGGTGTACTGCTCCGCAGCGCCAAGGGCTTTCTGGACCGATGCAAAAGCCCCAACGGCCCCTGCAATCTGCAACGCAGCACCCTTAAACGCCCCGCCCATGCTGCCGGTCGTCTTTTCGACATTGCTCGCTGCACTCGACGCAGCCTTACCTTCACGGCCAAAACGGCTTAGATCATTGGTGGCAGTTCGAACGTCGCTACTGTCAACCTGCAAGCCAAGACGGGCTAGGTCCATACTGACACCTCGAAAGGAAAATCATGAAGAAAACAGCAATCGCCGCTTTTCTTTGCGCTTCACCCGCATTTGCGGGCGGCTATTCGGAACACGAGGCCATTGTGGCTTTTTCCCAAGCCCCGTGTTCCGAGTTCATTTCAGCCGTTGAAGGCAAGGCGCTTGCCGCAAGCTTTTTGCTTGATGACGCAGAACAGACGATGAAGCTAATCGCTCAGAACGGCATGATGTGGGGCGTCTTGCTTGGGTACGACGCCCACGCAGGAGGCTTTCACACTGAGAACAGCACCACACTTGAGCGTCTCAAGGCTGCCTGTAGCGTCACGCCGGAGAAAAGCGCCCGCGACATTCTTGACAGCCTCTAACCAACGCCCATCGCCCGATCCATCGCGGCGCGTTGACGTTCCAGCGCCTCGGCCTCCTGCTCTGGCGTCATGTCAGGTTCCCACGGGGCAGGCACCGGCTTGCCGTCATAGTCCCGGAATGCGCCAACATAGACCCGGCTTGCATCCAGCATGTCCTGAAAGTCGATAGGGCCAAGTTCGGTTGCCGTGCCGTCCTGCCACGCCCGCAACATTAGCGGCGAAAGCGGTTCTATGCCTGCCATCCCTCGGCCATAGAAGCCGACTTGATGCAGGTAGTGGACAAGCACCGAGGCGGTGGGAACAGGCGGCAGGACCACATGGGCCATCGCCGCCCGTGAGGCTTCAGCCTTTTTTGCGCTCGTGCTTTGCCACCATGCGAGTGTTTGGCAGTAGAGGCTCAGTTCGCGTCTGCGAGCGCCAAAAAATCGTCAATGTCGCCCGCCTCGTCTTTGATCTGCCGAACGATGGCCGGATACGCTTCATAAAGCATTTGCGCGTTGCCGGGGCTGAATTCCAGCACACCGCCCTTGCCGTCCGGGATGTTTTCCCATGTCAGCGTAGCGTCTGCCCAATTTTCGGCCTCTGCCCCGCTGTTCTCGTCAAGGAATGCCTCGATTTCAATCTGGCTCATTTTTCCCATATCGACCGAACCGCCGGATTTTTTGATCCGCGCCGCAACACGCTTGCGCGCCTTGGATTGCAGTGTCGGGCTGTCAGGGCCAAGCACCTTGATCCGAACCGGCTTGCTTTGGTCGGGGTTCCCGTCCTTGTCGGTCAGGTATGCGCGGCGAGGCCCGTCCTTGATGTGGACCCAAGCGCCATCATCGCTGATTTTCTTCGTGTCTGTGAAATTGAACATGGTGATCTGTCCTTAGGTGACGTGGTGACAAAGTGGGGCGACACGGCGTCACCGATCCGCGCCGCCCCGATCCCGCGCGGGATTACGCAGCGACTTTCACGCTGGTTTTCTCGAACGAGACGGAGACTTCCGCCATCACGACGTTGCCCGTCGAAAAGCCCATCGGCTTGAACGAGCGGATGATGCCGTTGCGATAGTAGACGGTGCCGTCTTTAAGCGTGAATTCCCACGCCACTTTCGAGCCGACCGCGCCTTCGATGGCCGATTGGCCGCCGTCGGCATAGTCCAGGCCGACCGACAGCGTGCCGTCGCCAGCACGGAACACGTCAGCGAATTTTTCCTCTTCGCCGGTGCTCAGGTTGTCAAAGGTCGCAATGTCATGCTCGCCGGTCATGTCAGGCACAGCGTTCAGCTTGCCAATGGCCGTGAACGTCAGCGCGGCAAAGCCGGTGCTGTCGTGAGTTGCGGGAAGGGTTGTCGAAATGCCAGCCGTGATGCCGACCGCTTGCTGTAGGGCCATTGTGTATCTCCTTTATGGCTCTGGGTGGCCGTCAGGCCGGGATAGGTCGGGCGACCTATTTCGCAGCGACAGGCGTCAGCCCATCGCGGAATTCGACCATCACTTCGCCATCGACAGACGTGGCGTCATGAACGGTTCCGGCGTATGTCACGCCGTTGTCGAGTTTGATCTTGATCTTGTCGCCTGCGCTTGGCGTTTCGCCCTCATAGATCGCAGCCGGGAAGTTCTGGTCGCCACGCGGCACCCGGATCAGGCGCGCACCTTCGACAACAGGGGATTGTTCCGCCGTGGCGGTTTTCTTGGTCTTGGGCATGTGGGGAGGTTCCTTACTTGATGGCCGTCCAACGGATGTGGACGTTGACGCGCCAGTATGCGCCGTCGCGGTATCCTTCGTCGTGGTATGGCTCGTCGTTGATCGTCACAACGCCATCGCCTGCGGTAATGTCCCGGTCAGCAGCGAACCGCGCCACGATCCGCTCCGCGTGGGTCTCTGCCGTGTCTGCGAAGCCGTCTGCATCGCCTTCCTTCGCCATGACGGACACGACCATGCGCCCGCGCAGGAAGTGAGCGTCGGCAAGCCCGATGCGCTCAGGCGGCGTCTTGACCATCGAGACGGCCCAAAACGGCGGTGTCGGCTGCACGTAGGCTGTCCCGCTCCAGATGCCGGGGGCGTTCTCCCAGAGGATCGGAGCGGCGTCCGTTGTGCCCGCCAAGTGCGCGCGCAGGGCGTCGGCGATCTGCTTTTCTGTCATCTGACCGCCGCCTTTGCTTTCGCCACCGATGCCCGGACAAGCGCGGGCCACATGTCAACGGCGCCTTCCACGAAGTGCGCCCCAGGTCGCCCGTTCCGGCCATTGTTGACGGGCTTTGCATACTCTGCCGTGTAGGTGAACGTCGCCGTGTCGCCGCCCTTCATCGAAGCCGCGACCATGATATGCGACGCCGGCCCCATCTGCCCCGCGCCGCCCGTCAGTGACGACATGAGGCTGTTTCGCAGGTTCCCGGTATCCACCGGCATACGCCCGCCCTTGGCCTTCGGTGTCTGCATCACGTTGACGACCGACTGCGTGCTGTCCTTAACCACCGCGTCGATCCGGCGTTCGGTCTTGAGCGCCCATTGGTCGAGATTGGCGAAGGTGTATGTCGCCATCAGGTCAGTCCTTTGAAATAGTCGATCTCGGGCGCGTAGTAGCACCGGCAGTTGACCGTCTCGCCAGCAGGTGCGCCAAGGCTTGTGTCGCCGGGATACATCATCTGATACCCGCCAACCGTAAACGGTTCGTCTTTGCCGACCGTCTGCCCCTCTGCCCCCGCGTGCGTGGGTCGCGTCCGAGCGTCTCCCGTGGCGTCCCACTTGCGCTGTATCTGGTCCGCATCCAACCGCCCGCTATCGACAAGCTGGTCCAGCCCTTCCTGCCGACCCGCGTTCAGCGCCTTGATCGTCTCCGTCCGCGCGATGGTCTCCCCGCGCAGGTTCAGCAACCGATCCGAATACCGCCCTGCGATCCGGTCAATGTCGGCTTGGCTCACCGCCTTGCCCTCGTTCATCGCGCGGCGCACGATCCCGTCAAACCGCTTGTCCCGGCGCGCGCGGGTGAAGTAGTTGGCCATCCGTTCCGGGTCTGCGAGTTCGGCCCGCATGTTCTGGACGTATCCGGCTTGCTGCGAGTGCAGTCCGACCAGCCCGCCCTTGCGGCGGTTGTTTACCATCCGGCCCGCTACGTCCAGCGCCGTCCGTCGCGGGTTTGCCCCTGCCTCAAGGCCCCCGCGTATCGTCTGCGCGATCAAGTCCCGCGTGTCGTCAATTACCTCTGTGACCAGCCGCGACCCGAGTTCCCGCGCGATCCGTTCGGCCCGGTCATTCCGGCCCCCGAAGGACTGCACGATCCGCGCGCCTTGCGGAAACCGCTTAGTTGCCGTGACGACGCTTTCCATTTGATATTTGCCGCCTGTCGCAAACGCCGCTGTGATGGCCTCATCCAGCGCGTAGAGGCTCGCCGCGTCCATCCGCAAGGCATCAAACGCCGCCTGCACGTCCCCGCGTTCTATGGCCTGTTCCAGCGCCCGCAACGCCACGTTGCTGTGAACTTGGCGCATGGCTTGCACGAAAGCGGTGCGCAGACCGGGCCATGTTTCATCGAGCAGGCGTAAAAAGTTGCGGCGGTTGTCCTTCATCCCGGTGTTGCGACCCGCACATGGCCCCGAATGCGTTCGCGCGCAACATGCAATCCGTCTTCGCTGTAAATGTTGCCCTCTGCGTTCCGCAGCGCACGCATGGCCCATCCTTGCCCGGTGTGGCACTCATCCACGTCCTGCACTTCAATGCCGTCGATAAAGACTCTACGGAAACCGCGCCCGTCACCGCCGTTGTGATATGCTGGATCGTGCATTGTTCTGCCTCTCATCACGGATGAGCGCCGTACTTGGCGCAGTGCGTCGTAAAATCCTCGGACGGATAAGCCACGAAAACGCCGCCAATCGCCTGCATGTCAACCATTTCAGCGCCCGCTGCCTCCAGCGCCTTCCATTCCTTTTGAAAAGCATCGCGTCGGGATTGCGGCCATTGGTCGGACTGAGCATTGAGCGCGTTCATCAAGCGGTCAAAGTGCATACGGCATTTCATTGTAATCTGTGCCATCTGCGCCTATCTTCCCCGCCCATGTCACAGCGCCGCATCCCCGTGGTCATCCACATGACCCCCGAAGAACACGCCGCGCTTGTGGTTTTTGTTTCGAAGATCACGAACGATGCGACCGTGCCAAGCGTGGCGCGATACTTAATCGTGGATTATCTGGTGTCAGAGTTGGGTGCGAATTTGGTTGTGCCGCCGATTAGCGATTAACGCAGCAAGCCACGCAAAGGTGCAAACGCCGCTTTCAACGCCTTACCAAATGCATCAACAGCATCGCGCAATCGTTCTTGCTGACCCGGCAGTGTGTCTTGCGGAAAGAAAAACGGCCTTCCATCATGGCCTCGCGGCGCGGCTTCAATCTCAGATCGCACCTTGTTTTCTGCCTCTTCTGGCGTGTCGCCAAAGTCAAACCACACATTGCCGGGTTCGCGCACGGGGCAATCCGTCACGATCCGACCCCACTTGCCCCAAGCGACAAAGCCGCCGGACTGCGATTGTTTTGAACGAACGTCTATCACTTCGCCTCAACCTTCCCGTTTGCGTCTGCCGTGCTCATCGGCTTTCGGCTTTAGTGACAGAGCAAACATGTACCAAAACACAAGCGCGAATACCCAAAACAGCGGAATGACAAGCGCAATCACCGTCAAGAACACAGCGCACAGCAAAGGCACGACGATCAATGTGACGCTTGCCACCGGATCGTATGGGTTCCACACGTCTCTGCGTTCAAGCCAAGTCTTATCGCTCACTTCGCCACCCACGTTTGCCGCACGTACAGATCGCCGCCTGTCAGCTTCGCCCAGAGGCGCGCTAGGCCGGTCTTTGGTGTCTTGGTCGTGATAAGTTCACCAACCTGATATGCCTCGGCAGGTTCCCATCCGTCATGCGATGGCCTGCCGTATTCCTTCACCCCACCGGCCCTGATACCTTCACCATCCATGTCAGCACATACCCCGCGCTATCCGTTGCGATCACCTCGACAATAGACCACGTTTCGCCACCGATGACCAGTTCGTCGGCCACGGTTGGCGCGATTGTAACACCGTGGTTGACCAGCGAATAGACCCGCTCGCCCGTCGCCAGCGTCATCCCCGCGCGCTGTGCCTGTTCGATGCTGACCGGCTTGGCCGTGAATGTGTGGTCAGTCGGGGTTCCGGGTGTTGGCGCGTATGCCGTCCCCGTGGGGGTACCCGCTCGCTTGACCGTAAGCGTAAGCACCCCAGACCCAACTTCGACGCCGACCTCCTGATATGCCGCTGCGACATCTGCCGCGATGCTTGCACCGCTCATTTCTCAACTACCGTCAGCGTCACGCTCTGGTCCATCACGCGCCCGCCCGCCGTGGTGACGCGGTTGGTCAGGCTCAAATCGCCAGCCGAGCCGCCCGTT